GGTCTTCGTTGTAAAGACGATCAAAATCAGGAGCCTGCTCATCACTACTGTTCAATTGTATTTGCAGTGCGCTAAGGAGTTGCGCATATTGCTGTCGCTCTAGGAGTACAGCATCGCGGTCTTGCTCGAACGATTTACGTTCTTCCGCTAATGCTTGCGACTTCTTTGTGTAGTCTGCTTGACGTGAGTAGCCGTTCTTGAGTTCGTCTAGCTGAACCTCGACTTCTTCTCCGTTAACCTTAACGGTAAAAGCCTCGGCTGCTTGCTCTTCCTCATCTGGGTCGTATTCATCATCATCCAGATCGGCATCGTCTTCTTCTGAGTCGAGTTCCTCCTGGGAATCCTCGTACTCAGCTTCTAACTCAACCTCGCCCTCATCGGACTGGTCAACGCCCTCTTCGATCTCTTCTGCCTTATCCTCTTCAGGGGCTAATAAATCTTCGATTGCGTCTCTCGCTTGAAAAAGCCCACTGGTGGGATTTTCCGCATCATACATTTTATCACTCATAAACTAGGTGCTCCTATTTTTTTCGAAGACAATCGAATCGGCTGCTGCACGCATGGTGTTCACAACCTGATCCAATGCCTCCATCTTTGCGTGAAGTCTTTCCCGAGCCTCGGGCTTTCGTTCACGCTGCCACGCTTCAAAAATTTCAAACTTCACCCGACTGCACATCTCTGCAAAGTCAGGGTCATCGAACATCCTTTGGATATTCTCAAGATACTGGTGCTCCGTTTTGGCCATTGCTCACGCTCGTTAGTTGTCTGATTGCTTCTCGGTCCCGCTCAGAACCGGCTCTGATTGCTGCTGTATCAACCTGGGCACCAAAACGCGCTGCTATCTCTGCTGCCCGCAAGGCAATGTCTGCCTCGTCTTTATCCCGGCGCCGATCGTCTTCGCGGATCATCTTCTCGCGCTCTAGTTCAAGCTCGGCTTGCTTCTTCTGAATATCGGCCTGGATGCTTTGCATCTGCACCTGTATTAATGCGGCGTTAGGATCAGGCGGCGGTTCTTGCTGCTGCTGCTCCTGTGGCTGGTACTGAGACGGATCAGTAAAGAATCGATTCACATCTTTGAAGCCAGCGAGCTCTAACATTTGCGTCATGGTCGCGTAATAGTTCTGCGCATTGACGATGGGGTTATCTGGGCCCAGTTGCTGCAACAACTGCTCTTGCTTCTGTGCTATCTGTTGCAACATCATCAATCTTTCTTGGTCGCCACCTTTGCCCAAGCTAACGTTGACGACTACGTCCATGTGCGCGTTCCAAGCATCAGGCGCGATTGGCACAAACTCGTTGCGCAGCCGAATCATTCTTGGCCGCTCTTGGTGGGTAACGATTAATTTAAGAATGCCTTTGAAGAGTCGCGACATGCCGTTCTCTGCAAACAAGCGAGCGATCATCTCAGTGCGCTGCTGTGCGGCTTGGATCGTTTGATTGACCGCCATAAGCGTGCTGCTTTGCAGCGCTTCAGGCGCCAGGCCATCAGCGGCCTTGCTGATCCCGGTGCGATTCTCACGCATCTCATCCATATAGTTCATCATGCCGAATGCATCACCGCCCACGTATGGCAGTGTGAAAGGCACAACCGCACCCGGCTGACGCATTCGTATAATGCCGCCTGCTTCGACGTTCATCACGTCTTCTAAGCTAGCCTGGCCTTCAACAACACCAACCCGCGGATGCGTGCTCATGGCAAGGCTATCGAGTGATGCTCGCAGTACAGCCGATTTAATGCGCTGTATGTCCATCGTCAGGTCGGCAATGCTTAAACCAAAGAAAGCGTGCGGCTCTGGATCTGGGCAGAACATTGCAAAGGGAATATCGTCGCAAGGATCGTTTCTCTGAACCTCGTAGGTTGGTCCAGCGCAACAAATCTTGCGCAGCTCACCGATGCCGTCTCCATCCATATCGATGCGCATGTAGGCTTCGACATAAAGCACGCGCTTGCGAGTAGGGTCCGAATAATCCCGCGTCTCTTGGCTGCGCTGACGCTCCCGAGCCTCGACATTGAAAAGATCAAAGTCTTCTTCCTCAGTCGCGTAATCGATTATGTCATCGTAGTCGTAGCCCATTTCAACGAGCTCGCTAACAGTAGCGTAGCGGCGGTGAGCGACGAGATCCGCATCAGTGAAGGAGCGAGCGTGGCGACTGACAAGAATCTCTTCGGGAGGCACCGCCGCTACTTTCACTTTGCCGTTAGCGCGACGATGCGTAACGCTGACAGAAAAAAGTTGGACTTGTTGGCCATCGGGCGAATCGAACGTGTCGGTGCTCGCGGTTTCTAATGATGTGACATCGACGTTAGGATCGCTGTTAAGTGCAGCAAGCGCTTGCTCGTCGAGTCCTGTTAATTTGTAGGATTGAACTTCTTCGCTCTCATCCCAGTAATACTTCAAGAAGCCACTGCCCTTGACGAGTGCGTCTTTAAATACCGAATAAAGAATCTCGATATACGATTGATCTTGATCTTGTTGCAGGATGTAGTTTGCGTAATCAGTCGCCTGACTCGCGAGAGCCAGATCTTCTGGACCTTGCGGCGCATACTCAACAACGTGGTCGGACGCGGTGAAGATACGCACAAGCGAAGGCAACATAGCCTGCACGGTATCGCGGACATCCATCGTCATTGCAGTTGATCGACCGTCCTGCTCATTGCCGAAAGGCTCGCCGTTATAATATTCGGCTGCCTCAGCTCTGCCAGGGCTGATCGTGTTATCGATAAAATCAACGGCGTCTTCAATGGACTCAGTAACGATTGACTGAATCTCTTCTTCGCTGATCACTTCTTCACTGACAAATTCTTCAGTGGTTTCTTGCCCGTAGGAATAGGTCTCACTCATGATGTATAATTCCTTGTATGAGCAAGATCACTCCAGCCCAGTATTTTGATCCTGAAACCGATTTAGGTAGGCGGCGCATTGCTGACATCCCGAAAAAGTTTGCGCGCATCAGAGCAGTCCTTGCGAACGAGCCGGCTGACGGTCAGTGGCTCCAGGAAGAGCTTGCCCGCCAAGAAGAACGCCTAAAGCAAAAGCAGGGACTAATCCCTTATCCACAAGTTTCCGAACCCCTGCAATTCCCTCACGCTCCAGAGCAGCCCGAACACGAGTAACAATCGTGCTGCGCTCGCCGGCAGACGGAAAATCTTTTACTAACTCAGCATCTAGCTGCTCTAATCTGGGCGAAATCTTTTTAGCGCCTGCGTCCAGTAAACCGCGCATCTCTGCACCAACTTCTTCGAGCGGTCCTAAGTATCTGCTGGGGGTGTAGGTCCAATTCGTTGTATCGCCTACTAAATCTCCGCTGTTTAGTCCCCATTCAGTGCTAGCAGGATCAAGCGTGTCTTTGACAACCTTGGAAAGCCTTTTTTGCCATTGCGGTGTTTTCTTGGGGGCTGTATCTCCGACTAACTTACCCAGCTCATCTGGGCCCAAAGTTATAATCGAAACTCCGTCTCTGGAATGCAGAGGTATCAATAAACCAGCACCAAATTCATCGTTGATAGCTTTTTCAAGTTTTACAATTTGTTCTGGGGTTATGGTTTGACCGAGGTTCACTTGCAGCGCATTTCTTGTCGATGCGTTAGGTGCTTTCGTTATTGATGTATACCCAACAGTGTCTTGAGCTCTTAGCAAACCCTGCATTGCCGCTGAGGCTTCTACCAATTTTCTGCTTGCTGGATCAATAACTTTTGCTTCGATACCTTTGCCCGTCACTGGGTCAACAACTTCGCTAGAGGCCTTACCTACAGAAACAGGAATACCAACACTTGGATTGCTGGCTCCCTCATAAACTCCAGGGGCTCCATATGTTGGCGATGTCATCGCTCCCGATTGAGCTGTCATGAAATCTAAACCACCAGGTGTCTGCATTGCCTCATCTTGCAACGCACTAAACTCATCTAGTGCTTGCCTGTTTTGCGGGTCTAACAATCCACCAAGATGACCCAAGCTGGCAGAAGGCGCAGCCTCTGTTCTTATCATCGCTTGCGGTGTAAAGTCCTGGAACATTTTTCCCGCTTCAGCGATTGTCGTTCCTTCCTCTTCGGCTTTTTGCGCAATCCATATAGCGGCCTGGACACGATCGGCATTCCAATCATCAACCCCGCCGACTTTATTTTCGATAGCCCAGTCAACCAGCTTGGCCGTTTCCTCATCCATAAAACGATGTTGAGCGTCACTCAACCCACCAGAAAAATTCGACCCATCTGCGTTCGTATAACCGAAAGCTCTAGCCTGGCGAATATCGTTTGTTTGACGAGCTCTCCCCACTTCTTGATTAAGCGCTTCGTAAAACGGCTCTCTTTTTGGACCAAGCGGCGGAGAAACACCTTCAAAGATTTTGTCGATTGACGGCCCCATAGAGCTAGGGAATCGACCAGTATTAATTGTGTCTCCAACGATTGCTTGGTTGTAGCCTTTCATTGCCATAGTAGCGTTAGCCGGAACACTCGTTCCTTGGCTAGTGATTGCAGCAGTTGCTGCGTACTGGTCCTGCCTGCCGGGCCTGCTAGCAGTTTGTTGTTGCATGAAGTCATTGGTATCTTCATACCACCGCCTATAATCAGCGCCCTTCTCTGCGTAATCTCGCAAGCGCCTTTGCATGGCCGCTAATCGTTGTTTGGAATTGATTCCCGTTGGAGCGCCACGATACTTCCCGGTCGTGCTAAAGGTTCGCTGTGTGCCCTCTGCGAGAGCCTCTGGGGCGCTATCCCCTTCGAACTGCAAACGAGGTACATCATCAGGGACCAAGTCCTTAGATTGACGAACTGCTTGCGCAGTTTTGGAAAGTGCTTTAATTGGTACACCAACAGCAGCAAGTGGCCCGGCGGCGGTCAGCCCATCACCAAGCAAACCTAAGCCCTGCAACCCCACGTCCACAAAATTACCCTGCTCAAAATTTTGAGACATGCTTGGCATGGGTTGCGCGGTTTGCATGTAATTAGGCAATTGCTCCATAGTTATATTGCTAGGGGGCATTGGTGCCATTTGACCGGCAGCATCAAGAGTAGCAGCGCTGGGCAGCATTTGACCGCTGAAGTAAGCCGCTTGAGCCGGGGTTGGGGTTACTGCGGAGGCAACATCCTGGCCCTGCTGGATTTGCATTTGCTTCCTGCGGAGTTCTTCCTCTGCTTGCTGCCTTAAAAAATCGAGTAAAGCCATCTACTTCTTTGGCTTCTTTGCAGGCTTGCTTTTTTTCTGGGGGGTCATCAATGCTTCGATGGTTGCGGCAGCATCTCTATGACCCTGGGGGCCGTTCTTATAAGGCTTCATTTACACCACGCATTTTTTTGGGGTCATTTATTGTCCCCCGCAAAAACTTGATGCATAACCCCTAAACCATGGCGAGGTTGCGCCTTATCGGCTTCGACCAATTGCTGGCCATCCCGCCGCCATGAATCACCGTGGCTGCCTCGACCGCAAAGGTTAGACAAACCGCATCCGCCCTGTCGGGACTCGCCAGACCTCGCTTGCTCATTTCTGCTTTGGATTCGATTTGCAGCTTTCCGCTGGATGTGAATTTGTATTTGATCGCAACGAGTTCTGCCAGCAAATGATCATCGACCGGCATACTTACATCCCTGGCCTCTAGCCAGGCTTTGAGCTTGTACCAAAGCTCTGCTCTGAGGTTTAGATACGTACCCCTTAGCGATGGGCTCTCAGCAGTATTGACGCCCACAGCGGGCAATTGCAGCTCTCTCAATCGATCACACACACCACCACCCACTCCGATCGAATCGACGCAGATCATGCTAGGTTGCTGCCTGGGCAAACAACCCTCGTACTCGGCAACGACCGCCCCGGTCAATTGCATCAGGTCCAGCCCGCGCCAGGTCTCCATTGCTAGGATCTTGCGGCCTTGTCGCTTACATAACACGCTAGCCGCACTACCAAACCGAG